TTCGTTGAACAGAGCTTCTGCACCAGTCTGGTTGGTGTAGCGTGAACGCATTGCGAAGATCAGTCCGGTAGGACCGTTCATTGGTTGAACGCCAGCGAGGTCATAAGCGACCAGGTTAGGCATTGCGCGTCTGATCAGGGAGATCAGAACGGGGTCGAAACCAGCAACGGGCGATGAAGCGCCAGCGGAGAAACCAGGGGTTCCACCACCACTATTGGTGTTGTTGGTGATAGGTGCTTCGGAGAGGAATTCTCTCTCTTCACGAAGGGTTTGCTCTTGGTTTTCAAGCAGGACAGCGGTGACAGCTCTACGATGTGAATCCTTGATTGGATCCATTCCTTGATAGTCAAGGACAGGTGCCCACTTCTCCTGCAGATATTCAGTATTGAACATTTGCATTTGAATTTTACCTCTTTAAAAAGTTTTAGTTTGAACGGTTATGATTTAAAAATCACTTCTTCGCAGCTCTTGAGAGAGTCTGCAGATAGGCTTGCATCATTGGGGAAACTTCTTCTGAAATTACCTCATTGGTAGAAACCTCTTCTGAAAGATTCTCAGAGATGCTTTGAGTACCGGATGTAACTGGGAAATAAGAATTTCTCAGAGTTACCAGTTTCTCACGATAGTCTGCTTCACTTTCAAACTCAACATTTCCTGCGAGAGTAGCGAGCTTGTCTTTCTGAGAGTAAGCGAGACCCTCAGTTACCTCTGCAAAAACTACATCGGCGGTCGACTCTGCTAATCTTCTATTAAGAGCAACATTTCTTTCGATTTGCTCGTTGAGTTTTGACTCCATTTCATCTAGTTTATCTACCATGCTCTCGAGAACATCATATCTATCTTCAGGGATTGTTACATAATGATCTTCAAAAAGACTCTTCATTCCATCAAGGAATGATTCAGTGATTTCGGACTTAAGACCTGCCTCTACTGCAAGTGCATTCTCTTGGAACCACTCATCAGCAACGTATTCGAGGTAAGAATCAAGTCTTTCGGTGAGTTCTTCTTTGATAGCAACAACTTCTTCGACCAGTGCTTCTTGATATGCTTCGGTCAGAGAAGCTTGCATCTCAGAAACTTTTGTTCTGACAGCAGCTTCAAAGATGGTGCGTGCTTTATCTTGGAACTCTTCGGAGAGTTCTTCGCCTTCGAAGAGTGCTTGAACATCTTCTTCGATGTCAAAACCTTCTTCTTCAACGAGTTCCTCTTCGGTTTCTTCCGCTTCGGCAACAATTTCCTCAGTTTCTTCGGTTGCTACCTCTTCCTCTTCGGAAACTACTTCCTGATCTTCATCAACCTCAACTTCCTCGGCTCTTGCAGCTCTGGAATTTACAACATCCTTAACTTGCTTAAGGGTAGCTGCGGGATCTGAGAGTTTTGCGGAATCGTCATCGGGACGATAATTTTCAGGAGTAGGACCGCCGAGATCTTCAACTGGGATTCCAGCCGAAGGCATATTCTCAGCAGGTGCAGCCCCTTTGGTTACTACGTTTTCCATTTCTTGTAAATTGTTACCAGCGGACATTTGAATATGATTAAATTAATTTAATCTGTATTTATTTATAAATCAAAGATTTGAGAGAAATTCGTTGAATAAATTCAACTTATGTTCTTCAAGTGCTCTTTGATCGACGAGAGTATTGATACGTCTCTTTGTTTGTTCTGCGAGTTGTTCACGAAGGATTCCTCCTTCCCAAACCCACTCTTTTCCTTCCATAATTCCATTAACAAAAGCGTCGGGAGCGGAAGGGTCGGCAACGATATCAGCAGCAGTTGCTAACTGGAAATCTTCACCTACAACTTTATGACCTTCGCTTGTAGTTTGAAGTGAACCAACACCACGAGAAGAAACGCCAAGCATTACTCCTTCATCAAGAAGAGAAGATGCAATCTTACCCATAGGGGTAGAAAGAATCTGTGCTTTTCCCATAAAGTTATTACCCTCTTGAACAAGAGAAGTAATTTTATGAGAAACACGGTCAAGGTTGACGGTAGGACCATCAGGGTGACCGAGTTCGCCAAGAGCACGACCTTTGTTTACGAAGTTTTCGCAATAGCGATCAACTTCTCTTGAAAGAGTCGAAATGGGATACATTCTCCCATTACGGTTCTTGATTTCACCTTGAAGAAATACACCTTCGATGTATAACTTCTTGGCGGAACCTTTGCCTTCAGTGATAATCTTTACGTTTGTTACTTCTTCTGTGATGAGTTTCATTTTTTTAATTTGTAAAACCTACTTTTGCTCCCAATACATCTGTTCCAGATGATACATGAACAGTGTGTGTTGGATTTTTTTCCAACAATTCTGTTGAATCTGCTAATAATGTAAAAGAACCAACAGTTGGTCCTGCATTAGTTTCAGATACAGTTACAACATAATCTGTGGTACTTGGATTAGCAAGACGAACAACAGTCGCTTCACTAAAACTTGAACCTGCACCAACTGTATTTGGAACTGTGATTTCAGAACCCTTTACTAATATCCTTGACATTATTCAGAATCCTCTTCTGTATCTGTTTCTGTTTCTAATTCATCAACAATTTCATCTTCGGTTGGATATTCAAAATCTTGACCAAACATTGCATTTGCAACATAGGGTCTAGCAATATCAATACGTTCTGCCGCTTTTGCATACAAAACTTCTTTCATTTTGTCACTCACTTCTGATGGTGAAGCACCAGTAGCGATCAAATCGATAACATCTTCCATAAAAATTCAATATGGTAATATAGTATATTTATAACTCAGCTTTTTTGGTATCTTTTGTATATTGTTTGTCGATTGATGCTGCCTGTGCTTCAAGATCTGGTTCCTGAGGAACTTCACCCATTCCCATTGTATCTGCGCCCATTCCTTCCATACCAGATCCTTCGCCAGGCATACCTCCTGGTGGTACTTGTTCAGCACCTGCCTGTGGAAGTGGTTGACCTGTTACTGGATCAATTGTTGATGGATCTGGAATAATTCCTTTCTTAATTTCATCCTCAATCTGTTCATCAATCTCAATAATTTCTTGATCAGTTTGGCGAAGAACTCTCTTTCTTACATATTCGGTAGAATAATACTTGCCAATATAAGGTTCAATCGTTGCAAGAATACCAAGACGATTTTGAACGAGTTCTGATTCTTTAAGTTCTGCAAATTGGTTGTCATAAAGGAAATCATATTGAATATGATCCTTCATTACTTCCCAATCATCGGGAGAGACGATGTTTTTGAGAATCAATTGTGTTCTCAACATATCATTGAACATCTGAGCAAAACGCTTTCTCAGACGACCAACGAACTTGGCAAATTTGAGTTCGTCTCTCAGAATCTCAGAAGAACGACCAAGATTAAAACCGCCATCGGCAGCAATTCTTGATTCGGGAACTCCAAGTGCCCTGTAAAGTTTCTTCTGGAAATATTCAATATCAGCAAGTTCTCCAAGATTCTGACCACCAGGCAGAGTGGTGATCTCAGTTCCACGACCACCTTCTCTTCTGGGCAACCAGAAATCTTCCAGCATCGACATAAACTTACGGTCATCACGAACTTCACCAGTTTGTGCGTTATATACAAGTTTATTTCTATAACGAGACATCACCTCTTTGAGGTATTGTTCTGCTTTTACTTTTGGAAGATTGCCAACATCAATGTAGAAAATTCTTCTTTCTGGTGCTCTTGACAAACGATAGATAACCAAGGAATCTTCAATCATTCTCAGTTGATTGAGTGCCTTAATTGCTTTGTGAAGATATGAAAGAACAGTGTTCTTATTTCTATCTACCAGACCAGATGTACAATATGTAACTGCATCTTTTGCGATTTTTACGCTACTTTTTCCCGCACCGCTAAAAGTTCCAGATGGATAGTTTGGTGATGGGGTATATTGAAAATACTCTTCAAACTCTGGTCCGTTTGAAAATTCTGATGGATTCTTTGCATTTATTCTTGCATAACCATCATCCATACCGTTGGGAGATTTCTTCTCCTGACGGATATACTTCATTTTCAATGGATCAATATATCTTAACTCCTGAATCCCAGCCTGAGGATTCTTCATATCGATAACTTTGAGGTAGTAAACTCTTCCGTCTACATACCA